ACGGCTACCACGACTACGCGGCCGACCGGCCGAAGTTCCATTCCCGGGACTGCTCAGGGTCGGATCATGATGCGCCCGGCTGCACGCTGTGGGATGACGAGGCGGCTTCGTGAGCAGGCGCATTGAGCTGAGCGGCGGCCACTGGATGACGTGGTTCGTGCCGTTCAGCGGCCCCGAGGAGCGCATCGGCATCATCGTCTGGCACCCGGCCCGCCCGGATGATGCCCGGTGCGCCGAGATGCACGACGGCTGGTGCGGCGGCGCGGTGTTCTTCGATATCCCGGTCAACGCCGGCACCGACCGGCCCAAGTGGCAGGTGCACTCCCTGGACCCGCTGACCCTCACGCCGTCGCTGGCCTGCCACTGCGGTGACCACGGCTTCATCCGCGCCGGGAGCTGGGAGGCCGCGTGAAGGTCCGCTTCTCCGCCACCGCCGCCCTGGAGCGCGACCGCCGGGTCTCCGAGGGAATGAGCCGGATGCTGGCCTACGGGGCCGCGGACGGCAGCATGACGCCCGAGGTGGCCGAGGCCCGCAAGAACCGCTCGGTCAACCGGCGCACCGCCGCGTACGGTGCCGGGGGCGCGGGCGGGGCGGGCGGCGGGTTCGGCGATATCCAGTTCGCCACCGGCCGCCCGCGCGACCCGCTGTTCTACTGGCGGCAGAACAACCTGCCCTACGACTTCAGCCAGAACGAGGAGCTGGCCAAGGTCCGGGCGTTCTGCCGGCTGCTGTACCAGACCGACCCGATCATCGGGTCCTGCGTCGACATCTTCTCCAAGTTCCCCACCATGGGCGACCACCTCGAATGCATGGACTCCCGGCTGGAGGACTTCTACGGTGACCTGTTCTTCGGCGAGGAGCACCTGGACTACGAGGAGTTCACCGTCGACATCGGCCGGGAGTACTGGACCTCGGGCGAGGCCTGGTGCTTCGCCACCTTCAACGAGGACCTCGGCATCTGGGACGACGAGGAGCTACTCAACCCAGATGACGTCAAGGTGGAACGTAGTCCGTTCCTGAAGGAGCCCCGGTTCTTCATCCGGCTGCCCTGGACCATCCGGCAGATCCTCCAGACCCGCCAGCCCGCCTGGGAGTACAACCGGCTGGTCCAGGAGTACCCCGAGCTGACCGCCTACACCGCCGAGAACACGTTCATGCCGGTCAGCAACATCTTGCTGAAGCAGCTGAAGTTCCGGGGCGACACCTTCAACGTCCGCGGCGTCCCGCTGCTGACCCGGGCGATGCGCTCGATGCTCCAGAAGGAGATGCTCAACACCGCCCTGGACTCGATCGCCGACCGGCTCTACACCCCGCTGATCTTGTGCAAGCTCGGCGCGTCTGCGACTGATCTGGGCACCTCCCAGCCGTGGATCCCGACCGATGACGACCTGGAGAACTTCGAGCTGGCCCTGGACGCCGCCCTGGCCGGCGACTTCCGCGCGCTGATCTACAACTTCGCCGTCGAGATGCTGCCGGTGCTCGGCCGCGAGCAGATGCCCGACCTGACCCCGGACTTCGAGCGTATCGAGGACTCGATCCTGCAGGTGTTCGGCCTGTCCCGCACGTTCCTGATGGGCGCTCAGTCCGGCCAGACCTACGCGGCCGACGCGCTGAACAAGGAACTGGTCACCATGCTGATGACCAAGTACCAGAAGTTCCAGGCGCGGCACTTCCGGCAGCGGGCCCTGGTGGTGGCCGAGGCCCAGGAGCACTACGCCTACCGCGAGCACGGCGGCAAGCGCTACGTGATCATGGAGGAGGTCCTCGAACAGGACGAGGAGACCGGCGAGAAGCGCCTCGTCGAGCAGCCCAAGCTGCTGGTCCCGGACCGCAAGTTCCAGGTGCTCAACCTGAAGGACGAGGACGCGACCCGCCAGTTCATCGAGGCGCTGCGCGCGTCGGGCATCCCGATCTCCCAGCGCACCCGGACCCGGAACCTGGAGATCGACCTGGACGAGGAGGTGGCCCGGTCCCAGGACGAGGCGGTGGACCAGATTACCGCCGAGCAGGAGACCCGCAAGCGGGCCTACATCGCGCTGCGCGACGGCGGCTACCCGGTGCCCGAGGACCTGATGGCCGACTTCGCCCCGCTGGCCCAGGTCGAGGGGATGCCCGCGGGTGCCTCGATGGGCGGCCTGCCGATCCCCCGCCTCGGCACCGAGCCCGGCCCGCCGCTGCTGGCGCTGGCCCCCGGGCCCGAGGACGCCATGGAGGAGGGCGAGGACCCGATGGCCCCGCCCGAGGGCGAGGAGGGCGGCGAGGAGGAGGAGCCCGGTCCCGGCGAGGAGTCCGACCGGCCGGAGGAGAGCGATGAGGAGCGCGAGGGCATGCCGAGCCAGGCCGCCCTGTTCCGCCGCACCGCCCGGACCCGGGAGGCGGCCAGGGCCCGGCCGCGCGAGCAGCACGAGGACGAGCAGCACCAGACCCAGATCCTGCGGCCGGACGGGAGCGAGCAGGAGGTGCGCGAGTGGGAGACGCATGACGCCCCGGCCCAGTACAAGGCCCCGAGAACAGTCGGCGTCCGCGGCAGGCTCGGCCTGAAGGACGGCGACGTGCTGCCGGATGAGGACGTGCTATAAACTTAGGGAGATCGCATCGCGCGGCATCGCAACGCCGGGCAGGGCGTGGCGTGGCAGTCAAGGCTCGGCTTCGTAGGCTGGGCGCGTCCCGGCTCGGCATGGCAAAGCAGTCGAGGCGTGGTGAGGCCAAGCTGGTCATGGCGCGGCCACGTCAGGCGAGGCAGTCGAGGCATGGCGTGGCCAGCCAAAGCAGGGTGTGGCATGGCTTGGCAGTCGAGGCACGGCACGTCCGGGCCGGGCGCGTCAAGGTTAGGCCCGGCGGGGCAGTCGAGGCATCGCCAGGCGCGGCCTGGCACGGCGAGGCACGGCAATGCGCAGCGCGGCTGTCAAGGCGTGGTTGGCTTGGGCGGCACATATCGCTCGGCATCGCGCGGCAGGGCCGTTGTCGCAGTGCTCGGCATGACCTGGCAGGGCGAGGCTGTCCGGGCTTGGCGAGGCGAGGACAGCTGGGCACCGCTGGGCTCGGCCGTCAGGGCCAGGATCGGATTGGCAGGGCTGTGCTGAGCGCGGGTCGGCTCGGCAAGGCCGTCCAGGCGCGGGCATGGCAGTTCACGGCGCAGCATGTCCCGGCTAGGCTGTCGAGGCGAAGCTGATCACGGCATGGCTCGGCCTGGCCAGGCGTGGCCGTCAGGTCAAGGTTCGGGCGGCAAGGCGAGGCTCGGCTGGGCAGTCCAGGCTTGGTTCGCCAGGGCAGCTCAGGGCGGGGCCAGGCGCAGCGTGGCCGGATTGGCGAGGCTGTGCATGGTTTGGATTGACAGCTGGTTATGGCGAGGCAGTCAGGGCACGGAGCGATGGGCGTGGCTGGGCAAGGCGTTGCATCGCTCGGCCGTCACGGCATGGCGCGACGTGGCGAGGCATCGCGTCGCATGGTGCTGCGTGGCGCGGCCGGATAGGCAGGGCAGTGCTTGCCTTGGATAGCGCGGCGCGGCGCAGCTGGTCATGGCGAGGCAGTTAGCGCTGGGCATCGCACGCCAGGTCATGGCACGGGCAAGGCAGTCTAGGCTTGGCACGGCCTGGCGAGGCGTGGTACGGCTGGGCTGGGCAGCCGAGGCCTGGCACGGCAAGAGAGGCCGGGCTCAGCAGGGTCAGGCTCGTCTCGGCACGGCAGTCGCGGCTTGGCACGGCTCTCCAGGGCCAGGCCCGGCCAGGTTCGGCAGGAATGGCCAGGCAGGTGTCGCTCGGCTGGTCAAGGCTCCGGCTCGGACAGGAACGCACGGCTGTCATCGCGTGGGTTGGCTGGGTACGGCTTGGCATGGATAGCCCGGCCGTTTAGGCTCGGCGCGGCCAGGAGCGCATGGTTTGGCCCGGCAGCCGAGGCATGGTCAGCTGGGCCGGGCAAGGCAGGGCACGGCGCAGCTCGGCAGTTCAGGCAGGTCTAGGCTTTTCAGGGCGCAGCTCGGATCGGCAAGGCAGGGCCCGGCCGTCAGGGCCCGGCCTGCCGGCGCATCGCTCGGCTAGGCACGGCGGGGCCGTCATCGCGGCGGCCCCGCCGGATGTCAGATCAGTACTCCGGGCCGGATCGGCCTCATCCAGCGGTACATGGATTCCTCCGTGACGACCTGCTCGCCGGCGAGGCCTGCGCCGGCCGCCATGCCCTGGCCGTTGCTGTAGGCGCTGTCACCGTTGTACATCAGACCATCCCCCCGCGGAGCGCCCCGGCCATCATCGCCTCGATCGAGACGCCGAACTTCCAGCACGGGACGGCCTTGCCGGGCAGGTCCCTGACCGCGATCCCGTAGTCGTTCGGCCGGTCGAAGTTGGAGCTGCCATCGAACATCAGGTCATCCCCCCGCGAAGCGCCCCGGCCATCATGGACTCGATGGAGATGCCGAACTTCCAGCATGGCACGGCCCTGGCACCGGGCCGCCTTTCGAGGCCGAAGCTGTTGCCGTTGGCGCAGCCCTCATCACCGATCATCAGGCGTTCCCCTATCTGACACGTTCTGTAACTGACAGTAACTACATCAGGCCGGTCGGCACGCATCGTGATCATGCACGGCACGGCTCGCTGCAAGAATCACCATAGCCCTGCCACGCTCTAAAAATCTAGAGTTTGCTTAACGGCCCGGGAAGGAGGGAGGAGGTCTCGTGGAGCGCAGGATCACCCGGCACTCGTCCCGCCTGTCCGCGGCGCACGAGGGTGCCCTCGACACCGGGTTCCATGTCGGCCAGCGGGTCCGCACCCTGGACGGCCTGATCGGCCGCGTCATCGTGATCACCGAGTCCTTCTCACCCGGCGCGAACCAGTACCAGGTCATCCTGGACAACGGCCAGGGCGGCGGCACCTTCCTGGCCAGCCAGCTGCGCCCCGTCCCGGATGACTACGGCGGCGGCCACCAGGCCCCGGCTCACCTCCCGGCCGGGGTCACCGCGGCGTACATCACCGAGGACCAGGCCCGGGAGGCCTTCCGCGCGCAGGCTGAGCTGGAGCGCATCGCCTCAGAGGACTACCCTGAGATGGGCGACATCCTGACCGAGCGCCCCGACCCCGGCCGCCAGATCACGGTGATCGGCAGCCGCCATCAGGCGGTCCCGCTGCCCGGCGGGCAGCTGAAGCTGTTCCACCAGCAGCACGAGCCCAAGCCGGATTACTGCCCGGACTGCGGCCACTACCAGCGCGATCCCTCGCATAATTTCCTGCACCTGCGGCACGTCCAGCAGCAGCGCGGCGAGTATGAGCCGAACAGCTGCGAGCACTGCGGCGGTGACCTGAACGATCATGAGCAGCACGCCGACGAGCACGAGAGCTGGCTGCATGACCAGGACTGGCACACCGACTGGGATTCCGAGGGCCCCGGCGACACCCTGCACCGCGGGATGGCGACGTCGCTGCCGCAGGCGCTGCACGCGCACGTCCATGACGAGTCGGTGCCGGTGCACCAGCGGGCCAGGGCGCTGGCCGGTCACCTGCTGAACACGGGCCCGGAGCTGACTCGCGGCAAGCTGGGCAACTTCTGGAGCGATGA